GTATAATATAGGTATCACAAAAGGACCTACTATAGGCCTGTGATACTCTGTAAGAAGTAGTGAGTCCGCCAAGATTTAGCTACTTCTTTTTTTATTGAAAAAAGATATTTTATATGCTATACTTATGTTAACAAAGATAACTTGTGAAGGACAAACGCTGGGTCCCAAAATGGGGTAGGTGGTAAATTTACCATTGAGCATTTCCTATGTGCCTGGGGTTATCTTTTTTTGTGTATTTTTACTGAACTGACCCTAATGGAGTTAATTCAATTTCTATGCCATCAGTATCTGAAAATATATTACTTGATCCAACTAAGCGCAATTTATCCACGTTTGTATCTTCCGGAATTTCAAAGTACAGCTTTTTTGTAACTTCCATACCAGCATTTATGCTATAGATATTTGCGGCCTCATCTGTAAATAGCATAGATGGGGAATATTTCACATCACCATTTACAAGTTTAAAACCAGATGAATCTAATGAGATGGAATCACCAGAAATATTTTTAACCTTAAATTCTACTATAAAATAAATACCATTGCCATCAGCAGTGTAGCTTAGAACACCACTATCATCAGTTGAAACAGATTTTTTCTTATCTGTGGATAGCACTGTAAATTCAAGTTTTTTAGTAGAAACTTTATCCCCAATTCCGTACTTTTTCTGTTGCTGTTGTTCGGATGTTGTGTTATTTGCAGTATTTGGTGCATTTTTATCTCCGAAAATTGCTCCTATTACACCTAATGCAACTAAAATGCCTATAGCGATTAAACACCCTTTACCTTTTTTCTTAGCCATAATAAATTTGCCTCCTAAAAATAATATTGAAATAAAATTACAAACTTAGTTATTAATCTAAACTAACGATATATTTCACCACTTTTCCAATAAGTTTTAAATCTGAAGAATTTCCATAACTAACTTCTATAGCAGTGAATGTATCATCAGTGCTTTCGGGTTTAAATAGAAAGCGTTCATTTTTAACATCATTAACATATCTTTTAATGGAGTAACCTTCACCATTATTAGTAAATACTACGATATCCCTATCTTTAATGTCAGTTACGTGGTTTTTATTTGTATCTACGACTATGTATGCACCATCAGGGATAAGTTTATTCATACTATCTCCATTTACCTTAAGGATTATAATACCTTTTCTACCCGCGTACTTGCCCATTATTTCATCCGCAATAGTAACCAGGTCATATGTATCAATACCATCTATATTTTCAAGGCATCCTGCAGATATGCTTATGGGGAACATTTTATACTCATTATAAAAATTTGAGGAGTTGTAGCTTAATGTCTCCGTTTCTAAATCTTTCTTCACTAAATCATCTAAACTTACCCTGAAATAATTTGCCAGATCATGCAAGTCCCCAACATTAGGCACTCTTATGCCTTTTTCCCACTCACTTACTGCTGATGTACTCTTTTTACCCAGCAGTTCAGATATTTGTGATTGCTCAATGCCACTTTTTAATCTTAAATACCTAATATTATTTGATATATAATTCTTTGCCACAATATCACCTCTTTTCAAGATTATAATACCATATAAAATAAAAAATAGAAATACCTTTCAGAAAAATATTTCTAAAAAATAGAAAAATGCTATTGACTTCTAAAAAATAGAAATGTATAATATAATTAAGAAAGCGGGGTGATAATATGTCAAAATTAACACTGAAGCAGTGGAGAAATTTAAGAGAAATGAGCCGAGAGGAGTTGGCTGTAAAGTCTGGGGTTTCAGCAAAAACGATTGAAAATTATGAAAGCGATATATCTAATTTAAGAAAAGCTTCATGGCAAAATATCGAATCAATAACTCATGCCCTAGGTATAGAAATGAATGATATTTATATGCTTCATACTTCTAAAAAATAGAAATATCGCTTAGTAGTGATTATATGCTTGTAATGAAAAAAGTGAGGTGATGAGAGATGAGAATTGAAGACTAAACAATTAGAGATGAGTTAAAAGTCATATTATTAGATTTAATAAAAAATGAAAAGGAAGAGCCATGCTCTGAAACATCTTTACACGATATTACCGAGATGGCTCAGGTTTTAGAACTTTTAACTAGATAGCTTTTATTTATAATTCTGGTTAAGTTCTACAAGTTTGTCATAAATTGATTGCATGAAGTCAGCAACTTCTTTGCCCGCTTCACTGTTTATTGGGAGTGTTGTGTTAGTGAGTCTGGAGGCTGTGATTGTAACAACATGTTTTATCAATTTATCATTCGATAATTTCATAAGATACAATTCCTTTCTATATATTTCAGCAATGCTGATACTTTGATTATAGCATAGGATGAGAAATAAGGGGTGAAAAAGTGAATAGGTCAAAAGAAAGAGAACTGGAGTCTCTGGTGGCCTTACTAGAGACTAAGGAAGTCTTACTGCCCCATGAGGTTGGAACTATTTGGGGCTTTGAGAAATCAACTGCTAGCAGGTATGTTAGAGATTTTATATCAGAGTACGAAAGACCTGATAGCAAACTACCCAAGAGTGCTTACATCTACCACAGTCAAAAGCTTAAGTGGGTGGATAGAAAGGCTTTTAGGTGGTTCATGCAAGAGTATGTAAACCTGACAGATGAAGTCAGGCGCAAGGAAGTAAAGACATATAAGATTTGAGGTAATAAGAAATGAAAGCAATAGATGATTTTCTAGGTGCAATTTGGTATGCCCTACTGATAGGGCTTGAGTATATCAGGATAGTATGGACAAGATGGCAGAATATATAAAATAAGGAGCTGTAATCAAGAATGATTAATTTTTATAAACGCTTAATTCTAGGAGCAAAGGAAAGAGGAGAGGTAGAGGAGATTTTAATTGCAGTATCTGGGATACTTGAAAGTACACTAAACACAGGAATTCCTGCTGCATTAAAGTTAAAATCTGATAATCGCATACACGAAACCCGCGAATGTGTGGATAAAATAAAAGATCGTTTAAACGAGTCAATTGAATTGCTGGATGCAATTAAATATGAAGATTAGGGGGTAAAATGAGTAAAATTAAAGAGTTAAATTTTAGTGTTGAGGATGTTGAAAAGGTTGAAACAATAGATATAGACGAGTTTAACAAGAAAGTTGAAGAATTAACAGAACTTGGTAAGTATTTTGAGTCAATAGGTGTGATTTCCGTGAGCTTATGGTTGGGAGTAGCAACACAAGTGACTATGTTTGCAGACAATAAGGAGGCACTAAAAGACTATCTAGACATAAACGAAAAGCAGACAATAGAGAGCGTTGGAGGTGGCGCCAAGCATGAAGTTACCAAAGGTAATTTAAAGATGTATTACTACCAAAAATAAAGAAAAGCCGACTAAAATAGCCGACTAATCAAAAAAACCAATTTAATTATATCACAAGGGGGACGAAATGAAAAGCACCGAAGAACTGCTTGAAGAACTTGTCAGGGAAAAGAGCAGGCATATCAGCTTACTTGAGTTTAAAGTAGATGTGTTTGAAGAAAAGTGCAAAGTTCTTGAAGATGAAAACAAGCAGTTAAAAAAAGATAAATACGATTTAGAACAAGAGATATTAACAATGGATCGTGGTCCATTTTAAGAAACAGGGGGTAAATATGAGTACACTATATGAGTTAGGGCAGGATGTAAAGGAATTGGGAGGCCTACTAGACAGGCTAGAAGAGGCAGGAGACGACGAAGCAACGGAAGAGGTAAAAGAGATTAAGGCCACAGTTCAAAAGCTAATACAGGCGAAATCAGAAGGTCTGATAGCAGTAGTAAGGGCCAATGAAATGATGATAGAGAATATTGAGGCTGAAAGAAAAAGGCTAGCAGACTTGAAGGTAAAGAAACAGGCTAGGATAGATAGCATTAAGAAATATGCCCTAGAGTGCATGCAGGCAATGGAAGTTAAGAAGATTGAAACACACTTAGGAAACATGACAGTTAGAAAAGGTACTGGCAAGGTAGTTGTTGATGATCCAACTAAAATACCTGAAGAATACAGGGTCACAAAAGTTGAGGTTAAGGAAGATAAATCAGCAATAAAGAAGGCCATAAAAGATGGCCAAGAAATACCAGGAGCGCATCTGTTATTTGAAGATAGTCTAGTAATGCCTAAGACAAAAAAGGAGTAGGGCAATGACTATATACGAAAAATTAACCAAGGTGCAAGGGGAACTAAAAGCACCAAAAGGGCAATATAATAGCTTTGGCAAGTACAACTACAGGAGTTGTGAAGATATCCTTGAGGCCTTAAAGCCTATACTAGCCAAGCATGGGTTATTCCTTATGATAAGTGACACATTGGAACGGGTGGGAGATAGATATTACATCAGGGCGACATGCACTGTATCAGATGGCGAAACTCATATAACAAACTGTGCTTTTGCTAGAGAAGAAGAATCAAAAAAAGGAATGGACGGAGCGCAGGTAACTGGAACAAGTTCATCATACGCTAGGAAATATGCCTTAAATGGTCTATTCCTGATAGATGATACAAAGGATCCTGACACAGACGAGTATCAAAAGCAAACAAGAGAAAATGCAAATAAGCAAACATCAAAACCTAGTACAGGGTCAGGTAAGGCAGATAAGTTAGTTACTGATAGCCAACTATCAAGGTTATACGCAATAGGTGGCAGTAAGGGATATAGTAAGGCAGATATCGACAAGTCAATTCACAAGAAGGGCAAACAGAGTGCTAAAGAATTGACTATGGCAGAATATGACGAACTTATAGCAGGGATAGAAAATGCACCGGTAAAGGGGGCGAAATAATGACGGTAGAAGAGGCGGTAAAACTAGCCATTAATAAATTAGAATGGCAGGTGGCCAATGGATATAGAAAAGACTATAGCGAATTTGATATTAGATATACAGCAGAGCAAATACACCGCCTCACTAACTCTTATTCGGGAGGTGAGGCAGTTGAAAACTAATAAATCATACTTCTCACATGATAGCAACGCAAGAAATTCAGATAAGTTGTTAAAAGTAAGAATGGATTTAGGGGCCGAGGGATACGCGATATATTTCATGATTCTTGAAAGGCTACGTGAAGAAGATGATTATATAAGCAAAAATGATTATATGATGATTGCGTATGATCTTCGTGTTGATGAAGAAAAGGTTAAAAAAGTAATCAATGATTATGATTTGTTTATAGTTGATGATGATGTTTTTTACTCTAAAAGCTTCATGGAACGAATGAATATTAAAGACCTGAAAAGGTTGAAAGCACAGGAATCTATCAATAAAAGATGGGACAAAGAAAAAAATAAAAGAAATGATGATGAATACGAACGTAATACGAACGTAATACGAACGTATGATAAGCGTAATACGAATTTATACAAAGAAAAGAAAAGTAAAGAAAAGAAAAGTAAAGATAATATATATACTGCATCTGCTGATGCACATGCAGAACTCAAATCTGAAATACAGGGGAGAATATGGGCAGCCTATCCGGTGAAGAAAGGTAAGATCCACGCTATGAAAAGCATTGAAAAACTGCTAAAAGGCTATACAGAGCAACAGGTACTCAAGGCAATAGCGACCTACAAGGCAGATGTTGAGAAGCAGAAGGCATCAGGATTTAAGGAATTGAGGTATAAGCAGGGTGATACCTTCTTCAGGACTGGTATATATGACTATCTAGACCTGGAAGGCGGTGAGACTATTGAATCAAATAGACTGGGCCAAGCGAATGAGGGAACTTCAGGCAAAGCAGACAAGTGGAGTAACTACGACTTTGGAGACAAAGACTTATAAATGCCCTAAATGCGAAGATCTGGAATATATTCCAAAAATCATTGATGGTGTAGAAGTGATGGTTGAATGCACATGCAAGGCTGCAAGAGACCATGAAAGGGCCTTAGCTAGATCAGGAATTCTTGATAAGTTCAAGTCTAAAAACTTTGGCAATTTTGTGGAAACACAAGTCAACAAAGATATCAAGAATGCTTGCATGGACTATGTTAAATCCAAAGCCTATGCAGAGACTAAAAGCCTGATGATATTAGGGCAAGTGGGAAGTGGGAAGACTCACTTAGCAATGGCAATAGCTAATAACCTATTGGCTAAGGGTGTTGAAGTCAAATACATAGACTACAGGGGCTTTATGACTCAAATTAAGCAGTCTATAACCGATAGGGAAGAATACCAGGAGTTGATAGAATCAGTCAAAAGGGCAGAGGTCTTATATATCGACGATCTATACAAGGGCAAGGTCACAGAGTCGGATATAAACATCATGTTTGAGATTATAAATTCAAGATATCTAGCCGATATGCCGGTAATAGTTACATCGGAAATGGGACCAAGTAGGCTTATTGAGATAGACGAGGGGATAGCAAGCAGACTAATGGAGATGGCAGAAGAGTATATGCTAATTTCCAAGGGGGCAAACAAAAGACTGGAAAGGTGGCAAAATGAATAAGTTCAACAAAATAATGACCATATTCATATATGGCAGACCTATCACCAAAAAGAACAGTCAAAGACTGGTAATGATGGGAAATAGACCTAGAATTTTACCATCTAAGGCCTATGTTGATTACAGGAAAGACTGCCTAAGGCAGATATCAGGAAACTATAGGCAAAAGATAAATAGGGCAATAAATCTTAGGTGCTTATATTTCATGCCAACACGTCACAGGGTAGACCTTGTTAATCTACTTGAAGCGACCTGCGACATATTGGTAGATGCAGGTGTTCTAGAGGATGACAACAAGAACATTGTAGCTTCTCATGATGGGTCTAGGGTCTTATATGACAAGCATAATCCAAGAGTTGAGATATACATTGAAGAGGTATGGGAATATGAAAGTACCATGTAAAGGCTGCTCAGATAGACAACCAGGATGCCATGACAAATGCGGTAAGTACAAGGCATTTAATGATGAAAGGGAAGCTATCAGGAACAAAAGACATGTGAATGTTGAGTCAAGAGCCTATGCCTGTGATGGATCCATGAGAAATTGGAAGAATAAAAAGGGACTAAAGAAAAAAGTAAAATATGACTGGTGATGAAGATGACAGAAAAGGAAAAACTATTAAATTTTATAGACGACTGCATAGATGAGAATATAGGCTTTAAAGTTCAATGGGCATTATTCTGTGATGGAGAATTATATGTTAAAGAGATTAAATATACCATTGATATGCTAAGCGGTTGTAAGCAGATATTTAATTAAAGTGTTGGGGATGGCTTAACCTATAATGGTGATTTGCCAGTAACTGGCAGAGTATTAGGATATGAGTTGTTAGGAAGAGAGGACTGGTAACATGGGTAATTACAGACAATTTAATAGCCTTGAATTTGGGCTGATAAGGACTGTTATGGTAAATAACGAGCCTTATTTTGTGGGTAAGGACATAGCTTGTGCATTAGGATATTCAAATCCCAGTAAGGCCTTAACAGATCATGTAGATCCTGAGGACAAACTCAATAACGATTCGTTATCGAGTTTAGGGCAGAGAGGTGGCTGGCTAATAAATGAGTCAGGAATGTATAGCCTAATCATGGGAAGCAAGCTTGATAAGGCTAAGAAGTTTAAAAAGTGGGTGACTAGTAAAGTATTACCGGATATACGCAGGACTGGTATGTATGCCACAGATGAGCTTTTAAATAATCCTGATTTATTAATCAAGATGGCTACACAGCTAAAAGAAGAAAGACAAGCAAGGGAACAATTAGAGTTAATCAACCAAGCTAATCAACCTAAAGTATTATTTGCTGATAGTGTGGCCAGTAGCAGGCAGACAATATTAATAGGTGACCTAGCTAAGCTAATTAAACAGAATGGCTATGACATAGGCCAAAATAGATTATTTGAATGGCTAAGGGCCAATGGTTACTTGATTAGTAGAAGTGGTGAAAGTTATAATATGCCAACGCAGAGAGCCATGGACTTAGAACTATTTGAGGTTAAGGAAAGAACGCATTTAAATCCTGATGGGTCTATAAGGTTAACTAAGACCACTAAAGTAACCGGCAAGGGGCAAGTGTACTTTATAAATAAGTTTTTGCAAAGTTGAAGTGGCTGCCAACTATTAGTTGATAACCTAAGAAACAATATAGGGGGGCGATATTCATGGAAACAAGTGAAATACTATTAAAACAAACTAAAGCAAAGGCATACTGTTACGCTATTAAATATTTAGAAAGCGTAATACACCAAAATGGCAAAATACTATCTTTAGAAAGAGAAAAACAAGACTTAAAAGATATAAAAATGCTACAAGATTTAGAAAAAAGACTAGATGGGGTTGATATACCATCCGATTGGGAAATGAGGAGAATACCATTTTAAGAGAGGTTAATTAAATGAACAACGATATAAGAAAACTAATAGATGACAACTGGGAAGATATAAAAGAACTGATAGCACAAAAGGCAGAGGCAGAGCAGAAACCTAAGACTATATGGGACTTAAAGACAAAAGATTATGAGGAATATTATCTCCTTTCTAGTGATGGGTGTGTAATTAATAGAGATTTTAGTTTTATTGCAGATGAAAATGCCAGAGAAATGGGCAATGCCTTTCTAACTAGAGAAGAAGCTGAATTTGAAATTGAAAGACGTAAAGCAGTGGCTATTATGAGGAAGTATAGCAAGCCATTCGAGGCTGAAGAAGAGAATTATTGCATAGTATATTATCATG